AGATCCATTCCCAGCTAGTAGATACTGGAACGGAACAGCTTGGTCGGGGTCAGCAACACTATGTTAAATAAAAATATTAACTTTGCAAATAAAAAAAATGAACATTACTTATAATTGGAAAATTACAGCTTTAAAAAAAGCACCAACACTAGACGGACTGTCTAATGTTATCACAAACATCAGGTTTGATTACACTGGTACTGATGAAGAATCTGGAGAGTCTCATACCTTTAGTGGAGCTTGCCCCGTACCTGCACCATCAGCTGATAATTTTGCTGATATTGAAACGTTAACTGAAGATATCGTTATAGAGTGGGCGAAAGCAAATCACCCTGTAGGACATATGAATGAGGTTATCGAAAAAGGTATTAAGTCTAAAATTACGCCTACTAATGAAGATGTAACAGAACTAGATTGGTTAGAAACAGAACCCCAAGTAAATATAGAAGAAAATGACAACGTATAACTGGAATTGTAAAACAGTGGAAGCTTACCCATCAGTAGGCGAGAACACAAATGTAGTATACAACGTACACTGGAGGGTAACCGCAGTGTCAGACCAACTTGATGAAAAAGGAAATGCTTATCAAGCATCCGCTATCGGAACTCAAGTTTTAAACACTGAGGATATAACAGAGTTTATACCGTTTGATCAGTTAACTAACGATCAAGTAGTGCAGTGGGTTAAATCAACTATGGGTGAAGAAAAGGTAAATAGCTTAGAGAGCAGTCTTCAGTCACAGATTGATAACTTAATAACACCTTCATCGGTTACGTTAACTATAAAAGATGATTCCGCAGATAGTTAAAAATAGTTTTAATTGTAAAAATTAAAATTACATCAATTACGTAATAATATAATTACAGACAATAATTTAATTTAATAAAATAAAATGGAATTTAACAACCCGAGTGAAATAGTAAAAACACTTACTTTCGGAAACGAAGCTAATGATCAAATAATAAAAGGCGTTGAAAAATTAGCAAACGCAGTTAGCTCTACATTAGGAGCCTCTGGAAAATGCGTTATTTATGAAGACGCTACAGGAAAGCCGGTGATAACAAAAGACGGAGTAACCGTTGCAGAAAGCGTAGTCTTATTACATCCGGTAGAAAACATTGGAGCAACGCTAATTAAAGAAGCAGCAAGAAATACAGTGAAAGAAGCAGGTGACGGAACAACAACTTCTACAGTATTAGCGCATTCTTTGTTAAAAACTGTAAATGAAAAAGCTGGAGATGAAAAATTAAGATCCTTAAAAGCCGGTATTATTAGCGGTTCTGAAAAAGTAAAAAAATATTTAAATCTATCAAAGGTAGATGTAAAAGGAGAAATGTTAAAAAATGTAGCTACTATTAGTTGCAATAACGATAAAGAATTAGGTGAAAAGATTGGCGAAGCTTACGAAAAAGTAGGTAAGAATGGAGTCGTATTAATGGAAGAATCTGATACAAATGAAACTTATGTTGATTTTGTAGAAGGAGTACAATTTGACAGCGGATTAAAATCTCCGCATTTAGTAACAGACAAAGACAAGCACACGGCTGTTTTAGACTATCCTTACGTACTTATTGTATCTTCACCTATTCCTAATATAAGAAAAATACAAAGTGTCTTAGAACACGTTATAAAGAGCAAAAAAAGTCTTTTAATAGTTGCTTCTGTAGAACAACAGCCATTTGCAACCTTATTATCAAATAAAGTTAAAGGTAATATAAAAGTAAATATAGTAGATACACCTGGTTTTGGCCCTACAAGACAAGAAACTTTAGAAGATTTAGCTTTACTTACAGGAGCTACAATAATAAACGAAGAATTAGGTGATGATTTAGACTTGATTAGCCCTGAAGTTTTAGGTTTTGCTAAAAAAGCAGTAACAGACGAAAAGACAACAGTTTTACAAACTATAGAGGATATAGATGTATCAGAAAGAGTTGCTGATGTTACTAAAAAATTAGAAAACGAAAACAACCCGTTTTTTAAGAAAAAGTTAGAACAAAGATTATCTATGCTAACAGGAAAAGTTGGTATTATTTATGTAGGAGCAGATTCTAAGGTTGAACTAAAAGAAAAGAAGGATAGGGTAGAAGACGCTATTTATGCTACTAAAGCAGCTTACCAAGAAGGTATTGTTGCAGGTGGTGGTATCGCTTTATTAAATGCAGCTACTAGCTTAAAACCAAAGAATAAAGGAGAAGAAATACTTTTTGAATCTATCAAAGCACCTTATTATAAGATATTAGATAATGCTGGTATTGTTGAAATCAAAAAGCCTAGCTCTAGAAACAGAGGTATAGATGTTAAGTCAGGCAAAGAAGTAAATATGATAAAAGCTGGTATTATAGATCCTGTTTTAGTTACTAAGTCAGCTCTTAAAAATGCAGTGAGTGTTGTTACAACTATTATATCTGCAGATTGTGTAATAAGTAATAAAAGATTAGCATAATGAAAGCAATTAATTATTATTTAGTAATAGAAAAGATTAAAGAAGCTCCTAAAGTTGTTGGCGGTATTGAGATGACAGAAAAGCAAGATAGCGACATTAGGTACTTAAGAGCTAAAGTTATAAGCGCAGGGGATAAAGTGGTTGGTGTTAAAGAAGGAGATTTTATAAGATATGATAAGCATGCAGGCCACGGCATTGAATGGAATGATAATTTTTATCACGTTATAAACGCAGGAGATATAGTTATAGTTGAATGAGACTAACGCCAAAAGATCTTAAAGATATAAATTTATTTAAGTATTACAGGCTCGTCAGAAGATGGGCTTGTAAGACTTATAATTTAAGAGACGCTGATCTTGAGTTGTTAATTTATCTTGATTGTAAAGAGTTTTTTACAAGAAATGAGTTTAAAAATGGGACATACACTTATAGCTGGGACAAAGATAGATGGACTAGATTAAGAAAAGAAGGCTGGATTGACGTATTTAAAGAAAGAAATAGAACATCTTCTAAATATGCTGTTTATAAGGTTTCTCAAAAATGCAAGTTATTAATAAATAGAATTTATAGAATACTGCTAGCAGAAGAGGATTTACCAACTTCAGAAAGAAGTGTATTTTACAATAATAAAACATATACGGATAAAGTTTTTAATAAAGCTATTGACGATATGATTAAAGACAAAGAAAGATAATGGGTTTTAAATTAAAAGATTTTACAGAACTAGTAGGCATTGATAAAGAAACTTCTACTTATAACACACCTGTTTTTAAGAAAAACTTAGAAGGTGGTATATTAGGAGAGGCCAATAATGATGGCACTATATTTATAGATAAATCTTTAAAAGGGAAAGATAAAGAAACAGCGGTTAACCATGAAAAAGTGCACTTAGAGCAAATGGCTCAAGGTAGACTTCATTATGATGACAATACAGTAACTTGGAAAAAAGATACAAAATCGCCAGCTAGAGTATATCAAAGAATAAACGGGCAATTAATAGATAAACAAACGGGTAGAGTCGCTCAAGAAGGAGGTAACTTCGAATGGGAGCGTGAAGCTTATAATAAACAATAAAAATATGGGATCTAAACCAATAACAAACAAAGCATCTAGTGCTTGTAAGATTAACATGGGCCTTGTAATGGGTCAAGCTGATATAGCAAACTCTAAAGGGTTTGTAGATTATAGTAAATTAATGGAAGATAAAATGAAAGCTGGAGGCGGCGATACTTCGTCTAAAGAAGTTATTGTTGAAGGAAAAGGTAAAGGTGTTGACCCAGAAACAAAAAAATAGCAAAAATAAAAAATTGTAAATATTATGAATAAACCAATTACTAGTAGAATAAAAAGATCTCCATTACTCTCTCAAGCAGCAGGCGCAATAGACCCAGATGATCCTAACGTTGTTACGGTTGGAGGTGTTACACAAGGTCCTGACACAACAGAAACAGTAGAAGTTAAAAGAAAACCAACAGGCGTAAGTTATAAAGAAGCGTATAAAAATGCGGATAAATCTAAATACCCTACATTTGAATCTTTCAAAAAAGCAGCTGAAGATTGGAACGCTAAGAACGCAACCACCACAGAAACAAAGACTAAACCTGGTGAAAAAACTACTTGGGAAGGTACTTTGAAAGAAAAAACAACTGGAGATGTAATGCAACCTTGGGAAGTTCGTAGAATGTCACGTTCTATCAAAAAAGAACAAAGAGATATTCGTAGAGCTAAGCAAAAATTAGCTAGGGCTAAAAAAAGAGGCAATACAGCAAGAGCTGATGAAGCTCAAGCTGAGCTTGATGAGTTTAAAAAAATGGCTGAAAGAAATAAAAAAGCAAGAGCTTCTGGTAAAAGAACTGGAACTTCTGATGTTACAACAGGTCAAAAAGATATGTTGCAATCAACTCTTACAGTAGAACAACAGAAAAAATTTTTAGAAGAGAAAGCTAAAAGAGATGCTGTTAAAAAAGATATTACTACCCCTGATGAAAAGCCAAAATCAGGTGCCGCAATGAATCCGAGCGCTTTTAAAATGTACGGTAAAAGCCCAGCTACTAAAAAATTAAAAGGAGCTCAAAATACACTACCTCAACATTTGCAAGACGCAATCAAAGCTGCACCAGGTAAAATGAGAGGTCCTTTAAAAAAGGGTTACTTTAAAAAATATTAATTATGGCTTATATACAATATAACTCACCATTTAAAAAGAAAGGAGATGCTCCATCTCGTAAGAAATCTAAAGGATATTATAACGAAGCAAACCCAACTGGAACAGGCGCTGCTGCTGGTGGAGGTATGTCTGAAAAAGGCGTAAAAAAATATAGGGCTGATAATCCTGGTAGTAAATTAAAAACGGCTGTAACAAAAGATCCTTCTAAATTAGATCCAAATGGTAAAGCAGCTAAAAGAAGAAAAGCTTTTTGTGCAAGATCTAGAAGTTGGACTTCAGAAAGAGGTAAAGCTGCTAGAAGAAGATGGAACTGTTAAAAATAATAAATAAATAAAACCAATTATGGCATACAAACAAAAAGGCTGTACTCCAATTACAGCAAAACTCAAAAAAACAACCAAAGGAGGAATGGTTCAACAGCCATTACTTAATATGGGTGCTCCTGTAAAAATGAAAATGCAATCACCGGCTAAAGCAGATGGCATTAAAAAGAAAAACATTACATATAAAGAATATAGAGAATCAGGGTTAATACCAGCTGGAGAAGAAAAGTATTATAAAGGTAGTGGTACAAAACGTATTGAAATTTCAAAGCTAGAAGAAGCTAAGAAGAAAAAACAAAAAGACTTAGCTGCTAGAAAAGCAGGAGAAGCTGGTATGGCAGCAGATGATCTTGCGCGTAAAAATAAAACAGGGCAGTATGCAGAAAAGAAAAGAGCAAAAGTAACTGGTAAAATTGGCTCTGAGCTTAGAAGAAAACAATATGATAAATTAGGTTGGGCTTACGATGATACTATTAACGTAAAACCAAAATCTAAAACAGTAACCCCTAAAAAGGTAATAGCTAAAAAAGCTAAAGCGCCTGATGTTGCTATAACAGATAAAATTGTTACTAAAGATAATAATGCAAAAACATTAGATAAAAAAACAATAAAAAAAGTAGATAGAAAAACTAAATCTGCTGAAAGAAAAGAAAGTAGAGCTGCAAGAGTTAGACAAAAAGGTATTGAAGCTTTAAAATCAGGTAATAAACAAAAAGCTTTAAGACTAAAAAGAAGAGAGGAAAGAATAAATAAAAGAGCAGCTAAGAAAAGAGGGCAAGCATCAAAAGCTATAAATCCAGACAAATAATGAAAAAGATTTTTCAATGGCTTACCGGTGGCGTTATCAAAGATATTGGTAACGTCATTGATAAGCTTACTACTACAGAAGAAGAAAAGCTTTTAATTAAAAAACAAATACAAGAAATACTAGAAAAAGCTGACAGCGAGGCTCAAGAACAAGTTACTGAACGTTGGAAAGCTGATATGGCTAGCGATAGTTTTTTATCTAAAAACATTAGACCTTTAGTTTTAATATTTCTAACGTTTGTTTTTACGGTATTAGCTTTCTTTGATGGGAATATCGGAGGATTCCAAGTAGCTGAGCAATATGTGCCTATATTTCAATCTTTATTAATAACCGTATATGGAGCTTATTTTGTAGGTAGAACTTGGGAAAAATCAAAAAAACCAAAATAAATTATTATGATTGACGAATCTAAATTACAAGATAATTCTCATATAAATATAGACTTTAGAAAAAACCCTATTAAAATTAAAAAAACAACCGATAATAAATGGATGTTTATGGTTGGCTGCACGCAGTATGCTTGGAAATTTGACAGTTGGGAATTAATGGTCGCTCAGTTAGCGTCAATACTTGTTGACCCTGAAAAGTTTTATGAAGATAACAAACTAGGATTAGGTAACAGAAAGTTAAAAAACGTAGATATACACGTAATTACTAAACATATAGATAGTCAATTAAACATTGAATAAATAACAAATTAACAATTAAATTAAATCAAATGAGTAAAATTAAAACAGAAGAGTTAGAAGCATTACAAAAAGTAGTAGGTAATATCAATAATTTGCAAATGCAAATTGGAGGAATTGAAGCTCAAAAACACGAGTTACTACACGCGATCGCTAATGAAAATAACGAATTGCAAAAAATCCAAAAAGATTTAGAAGAAACTTACGGTAAAGTATCTGTGAATCTTCAAAATGGAGAAATTACCGAAGATGAGCCTAATAAGGAAGATTAGTATTGGTAAAGATTATAAGAGTGATGCCATGCACTATTCTGTTGGTCAGGAAGTGTATGGTGGTCACACTATAATTAATATAATTGAAGAAGAAACTAAGTACTCAATATATATTGAAAAAAACAATGAAGTATTGCCCTGGAAAGATTTTAATAAAAACATGGCAATCGCGGTTGAATATGATTTGCAATATTAATGAAAGCTTTATATAATTTTATAGTAAAACCATTAGGTAATAGATATACAAATAAAAAAAACATAAATGGTTCTGAATTAATATTAAACACAGAACTTCATAATCATAATTATTCTAATAGAATTGCAAAAGTTTTAGCTGTACCTTTAGAAATAGATACAGAAATAAAAGTTGGAGATGAGATTATAGTTCATCATAATGTTTTTAGACGTTTTAAAGACATTAGAGGCAATGAAAAGAATAGTAGAAGCTATTACAACGAAGATACTTATTTCGTTAGCTTAGATCAAGTATTTGGATACCGAAAAAATAATGATACATTTAAAGCTTGTAAAGGTTTTAACTTTATAAAACCATTAGCTGAAAATAATATGTTTTCTAATAATTTTGAAAAAGAAGGTATCGGTGTTTTAGTATATAAAGATCCTGAATTAGATTTCTTAGAAACCGGATCTTTAGTTGGCTTTAAACCTGGAGCAGAATATGAATTTATTATAAACAAAGACAGGTTGTATAGAGTTCCTACCAAATCAATTACAATTAAATATGAATATCAAGGAAACGAAAAAGAATATAATCCAAGCTGGACATAAAGCTGTAGAAGAATTAATAAAAGTAGCTAAAGAAGCTATTGTTGATTCAGATGACGATATATCTGCTGATAGATTAAAAAATGCAGCAGCAACTAAAAAATTAGCAATATTTGACGCTTTTGAAATATTAAATAGAATAAATGATGAGCAAAATGCTTTAGATGATAAACCTAAAGATACTGTTGTGACAAAAACAGTTAAAGGTTTTGCTGAAAAAAGATCTAGATAATGTACGAGCAATCATTATATAGTGTTATAACACCAATAAAGCATACAACCATCTCTAGACTAAATAGAGGTAAAAAATGGAAGTACGGCTATAATAAGGAGCATGACGTAGTTGTAATTAGCAAGACGGGTCAAATTGGTGAAATTTATAATATACAAAATTTAAAAATAGCTTTACCGAAAGAGCCTACTAAAATTGATAAAAGCATAAATAAATGGAAACCAGCAGAGTATCCAAAAGAACTTAAAGCTATTTCTAGTATTTTTGATTGGAGAGAACTCCCTGAGAAATTTCAAGAAAAATGGGAGCCGTATATTGATGAAGAATTTAAAAGAAGGGAAGAAGGTTATTGGTTTTATAACAAAAATAAGCCAACATATTTAACAGGTACTCATTACATGTATCTTCAATGGTCTAAGATAGATGTAGGTAGACCTGATTTTCGTGAAGCAAATAGATTGTTTTTTATATTTTGGGAAGCTTGTAAAGCAGATAACAGATGTTATGGAATGTGCTATTTAAAAAATAGACGTTCTGGATTTAGTTTTATGGCTTCAGGAGAAACTGTTAATCAAGCGACTATTAGTTCAGATGCTAGATTTGGTATACTGTCTAAGTCTGGTAGTGATGCTAAAAAGATGTTTACTGACAAGGTAGTGCCAATATCAGTTAACTATCCTTTTTTCTTTAAACCCATACAAGATGGTATGGATAGACCAAAAACAGAATTAGCTTATAGAGTACCAGCTTCTAGACTAACTAGAAAATCTATACAAAATAAAGAAAAACTAGAGGTTCTAGAAGGTTTAGATACAACTATTGACTGGAAGAATACAGGGGATAACTCATATGATGGTGAAAAACTAAAATTATTAGTTCATGATGAAAGCGGTAAATGGGAAAGACCTGATAATATATTAAATAACTGGAGGGTTACAAAAACTTGTTTAAGATTAGGTTCTAGAATTATTGGAAAGTGTATGATGGGTTCTACGTCAAACGCTTTAGATAAAGGAGGAGGAAATTTTAAAAAATTATATGTAAACTCTGATGTTACAAAAAGAAACAGAAATGGTCAAACAGCTTCTGGTTTATATTCTTTGTTTATTCCAATGGAATGGAATTATGAAGGATTTATAGATGAATATGGACATCCTGTGTTTAATACACCTAAAAGTGAAGTTTTAGATCCATTAGGAGATCCTATAGAGGTTGGAGTTATAGAGCATTGGGAAAATGAAGCTGATGGATTAAAAGGTGACCAGGACGCTTTAAACGAATATTATCGACAATTTCCAAGAACAGAAGAACACGCTTTTAGAGACGAAGCTAAAAATAGTATATTTAATTTAGCTAAGATATATGAGCAAATAGACTACAATGAAGATCTTAGTAATTCAAATGTAATTACAACTGGTAACTTTCAATGGGTTAATGGCATTAAAGATTCTAAGGTAGTCTTTACTCCAAATCCTAATGGTAGATTTAAAATATCTTGGGTACCTAATGCTGCTTTACAAAATAGGCAAATAATAAAAAATGGTATAAAATACCCAGGTAACGAACATATGGGTGCTTTTGGATGCGATAGTTACGATATATCAGGTACTGTAGGTGGTAGAGGATCTAAAGGGGCTTTACACGGACTAACTAAATTTAGTATGGAAGATGCTCCTGCTAATACATTCTTTTTAGAATACATAGCTAGACCGCAAACAGCGGATATGTTTTTTGAAGATGTTTTAATGGCTTGTGTTTTTTACGGAATGCCTTTATTAGCTGAAAATAATAAACCTAGATTATTATATTATTTTAAAAGAAGAGGCTATAGGGGATATTCAATGAATAGACCTGACCGTATTTGGAATAAATTATCGGTTACCGAAAAAGAAATAGGTGGTATGCCTAACTCAAGTGAAGATATAAAGCAAGCTCACGCTGCAGCTATTGAAAGCTATATAGACAAACACGTGGGGTTACTGGAAGATAATACTTATGGTACTATGTATTTTAATAGAACTTTAAATGACTGGGCTGGTTTTGACATTAACAATAGAACCAAGTTTGATGCCGCTATAAGTTCTGGGTTAGCTATAATGGCTTGCAATAGACACAAGTATTATCCAAAAGCAAATGTGCAAAAAAATAAAATAAATTTAAAAATATCAAAATATACTAATTCTGGTGTGTTTTCAAAAATAATAGAAAATTAAAAGTATGGCTAAATCTGTTATAACAAATTATTTTCCAAGTCAAATAGCAAGTGACAAGGAAAAAATGTCAATGGACTACGGGACATCTGTAGGTAGAGCTATTGAAAACGAGTGGTTTAGTAGTGATAACGGTTATGGTAGATTTAAAAGTAACCAAAACACATTTCACAACTTAAGATTATATGCTAGAGGAGAACAGAGCATACAAAAATATAAAGATGAATTATCTATAAACGGTGATTTGTCATATCTTAATTTAGATTGGAAACCTGTACCTATAATACCTAAGTTTGTAGATATTGTTGTAAATGGTATATCTGAAAGACTTTTTGACATAAAAGCTTATTCTCAAGATCCTTATGGGGTTGAAAAGAGAACAAAGTACATGGAGTCATTAATAAGAGATATGCAAACAAGAGAGCTAAATGAATTTGCTGCTCAAGAGTTTGGTGTCAACTTATTTGAAAATGATCCAGAAACATTACCTAAAAATAAAGAAGAGTTAGATTTGCATATGCAACTTAGCTATAAGCAAGAGGTTGAGTTAGCTGAAGAGCAAGCTTTAAATGTTTTATTAGAAGGTAATAATTATAATCTTATTAGAAGAAGGTGTAATTACGATTTAACTACAATAGGTATTGCTGCTGTAAAAAATACTTTTAATAAATCAGAAGGAGCTAAAATTGAATATGTAGACCCAGTTGATTTAGTTTGGTCTTATACCGACTCACCTTACTTTGAAGATATTTATTATGTAGGAGAAATAAAAAGAGTTCATTTAAACGAGCTTAAAAAAGAATTTCCTTGGCTAACAAATGATGAATTACAAGAAATATCTTCTCAATCCTATCAAAGTAACGGTTTTTATGATAGATCAATTACTAATTATGATGAAACTGACTCAAATACTGTACAGGTTTTATATTTTAACTATAAAACTTTTACAAATGAAGTTTATAAAGTTAAAGAAACATCTACAGGGGCATCGAAGATAATACCAAAAGATGATGATTTTAATCCACCACCAGAATTATATGAAGAGTATGGTATTGAAAAAGCGTCTCAATCATTAGAAGTTTTATATGAAGGTGTTAAGATACTAGGAGGCAGAATGCTTAAATGGGAGCTTGCTAAAAATATGATACGCCCTAAAAGCGATTATACAAAAGTAAAAATGAACTACAGTATTGTAGCTCCTAGAATGTACAAAGGAAGGATTGAATCTCTTGTTAGTAGAATAACGGGTTTTGCAGATATGATACAGCTAACTCATTTGAAACTGCAGCAAGTTATGTCAAGAATGGTTCCAGATGGAGTTTGGTTAGATGCTGATGGTTTAGCCGAGGTTGATTTAGGTAATGGAACAAATTACAATCCGCAAGAGGCGCTAAATATGTTTTTCCAAACAGGTTCTGTTATAGGTAGGTCTTTTACTCAAGAAGGAGATATGAATCCAGGAAAAGTGCCTATTCAAGAAATATCTACAGGAGCAGGAGGTGGAAAAATACAAAGTTTAATTGCTAACTACAACTATTATCTACAAATGATAAGAGATGTAACAGGCTTAAACGAAGCAAGAGATGGTAGTACTCCTGATTCTAGAGCTTTAGTTGGTGTTCAAAAATTAGCTGCTGCAAATTCAAATACAGCAACTAGGCACATATTAGACGGTAGTTTATTTTTAACTTCCGATCTATGTGAAGGCTTGTCGCTTAGAATATCAGATATATTAGAATATTCACCAACAAGGGAAGCTTTTATACATAAAATAGGTAATCAAAACGTGGCTGTCTTAGAGGAGATGAGTGATTTATACTTATATGATTTTGGTATATTTATTGAGTTACAGCCTGATGAAGAACAAAGAGCAGTTTTAGAAAACAATATTCAAGCAGCCGTACAAAGTGGCTTAATAGATTTATCTGACGCTATAGATTTAAGAGAAATTAAAAATATAAAATTAGCTAATCAATTATTAAAACTTAGAAGAAAAGAAAAACAAATAAGAGATCAGCAAATACAACAACAAAATATACAAGCTCAAGCAGAAGCAAACGCTCAATCTCAGCAAGTAGCCGCTCAGGCTGAAGTGCAAAAGCAAGAAGCTATCACGCAACAAAAGATTATATTAGAACAAACAAAAGCTCAAATAGATCAACAAAAATTAATGCAAGAGGCTTCTCTGAAAAAAGAGTTAATGCAAATGGAGTTTGAAATGAATATGAGTTTAAAAGGCATAGAAGTTCAAAGTAAAAAATCTGAGATAAAAGAAAAAGAAGATCGTAAAGATAAAAGAACTGAATTACAAGCAACTCAACAAAGCGAATTAATAGAACAAAGACAAAACAATTTGCCGCCTAAAAATTTTGAATCATCAGGTAATGATATACTTAGCGGTAATTTCAACTTAGGTTCCTTTGAGCCTAGGTAATAATAATAGTAATAATTATATAATATTTTATCATGTTAGAAACGAATGAAGAAGCTCTAACGAATGAAGAAAAAGTTCAAGAGCAAAAAACAGAAGAAAATAAAGCTATGTCTTATGACGATGGCATTATTAAAGTAAATTTAAACGAATTAAATAATACAACTGAAAATGCCGTTCCAGAGCAAAAAACAGATGCAAGCGATGATACTATCGGACAACCCGAAAACAGTAGCGACAGCAAAGAAGTGGTTGAAGAAGTACAAAGCCCCGTTCAAAATGAAGAACAACCCGTTCAAAATGAAGAACAACCAGTTCAAGAAGAACTTGAATCTGTAATTGAAGAAATACAAGAAGAAAAAGTTCAAGAGCAAGTAGTTGATTTACAAGAAGATATACAAGAAGCTATAGCTGAGCAAAAAGAATCAGGAGTAGAACTTCCTGAAAATATTCAAAAAGTTGTAGATTTTATTAATGAAACAGGTGGAAGCCTTGAAGATTATGTTAAGTTAAACACTGATTACTCTTCTTTAAATGATGATCAGTTATTAAGAGAATATTACGAAACAACTAAACCTCATTTAGATAAAGAAGAAATTGATTTCTTGATGGAAGACAATTTTTCTTATGATGGTGACATAGATGATGAAGTAGATATTAAAAGAAAAAAATTAGCTAAAAAAGAAGAGTTATCAAAAGCTAAGCAGCATCTTGATAGTTTAAAAACTAAATATTACGAAGAAATAAAAGCTGGATCTAAACTAAATCCAGAACAACAAAAAGCGATTGAATTTTTTAATCGTTATAAAAAAGAAAACGCGGAAGCAGCAAAATTAGCTGAACAACAAGTTTCTATATTTAAAAATAAAACAGAAAAACTTTTTTCTAATGATTTCAAAGGTTTTGATTTCAACGTTGGAGAAAAGCAATTTCGTTTTAAAGTAAATAATGTAGATCAAGTAAAAGACGCTCAAAGCGATATTAATAATTTTGTCAAGAAGTTCTTGAACGAAAAAAATGAAATTAGTGACGCAGCGGGTTATCATAAGTCTTTGTTTACAGCTATGAACGCGGATAAGATTGCACAACATTTTTATGAGCAAGGTAAAGCAGATGCTATTAAAGAAAGTGTAGCTAAAGCAAAAAACATTGACATGTCTCCTAGGGGAACTCACGAAAGTGTAGAGCAATTAGGAGGTTTTAAGGTTAAAGCAATAAATCCCGGAGCTCCTTCTAAGTTTGGAATTAAAACTAGAAAATAAAAAATTAAAAATTAAAAAATTATGGCAGGTTCATTTACAGGAAGTGCAGGAGCATTAGATCATTTAACTCCACGTCCTACACAAACACTATTTAATGATAACTATTTATCATTATCTCAATTAGATTTTACACAACAATTCTTACCAGAAGTATACGAAAAAGAAGTAGAGCGTTATGGAAACAGAACAATCTCAGGATTTTTACGTATGGTGGGAGCAGAAATGCCAATGGCTTCTGATCAAGTTGTATGGTCTGAACAAGGAAGATTACACATTGCTTATGACGATGTAACTGTTGTATCTGCAACTTCTATCACTATTCCAGCTGTATCTGGAGCTTCTAAAAACCTTATTGGTCCTGGAGCTACAATTGTTATTGCTGATTCTACTGGTTTAACTGTTGAAAAAGCATATGTTAGCGCTGTATCTGTTGACGCAGGTGTTGCAACATTAACAATCGCTGGTTACGCTGGAGATATTACTGTTACAGGAACTGGTAATGTAAAAGTATTTGTATACGGTTCTGAGTATGCTAAAGGAACTTCTAACGCAGGTACATCAGTAGACGCTGCTTTTGAGCAATTTAGTAACAAACCAATTATCTTAAGAGATAAATACAATGTAAACGGTTCTGATACTGCTCAAATTGGTTGGGTTGAAGTAACTACTGAAGCTGGAACTTCTGGATACTTATGGTATTTAAAATCTGAGCACGAAGCAAGAATTCGTTTTGAAGATCAATTAGAAATGACTATGATCGAAGCAGAAAAAGCAGCTTCTCCAATTACTCCAGCAGCTGGATTAGGCGGTGGATCTGAAATTACTGGATCTGATGGGTTATTCTCAGCTTTAGAAAACAGAGGTTTAGTATATTCTGATGCTGATTTTGGTGGAACTGACGGTTTAGCTGACTTTGATTTAATCTTACAAGAATTAGATAAGCAAGGAGCTATTGAAGAAAACATGATGTTCTTAGATAGAGCTTCTGCTTTAGGTATTGATAATATGTTAGCAGCTCAAAATTCTTATGGTGCTGGAGGTACTTCTTATGGAGTATTTGACAACTCTGAGGATATGGCTTTAAATTTAGGTTTCTCTGGATTCAGAAGAGGTTCTTATGACTTCTATAAAACTGACTGGAAATACTTAAACGACGCTACTACTCGTGGATTAGTAGGAGATGTTGAAGGTGTTATTGTACCAGCAGGAACTTCTACGGTTTATGATCAACAATTAGGTAAGAACATTTCAAGACCATTTTTACACGTACGTTATAGAGCTTCTGAAGCTGACGACAGAAAAATGAAATCTTGGATTACTGGATCTGTTGGTGGAAACTACACAAGCGACGAAGACGCAATGAACGTTCACTTCTTATCAGAAAGATGTTTATGTGTACAAGGAGCTAATAACTTTGTATTGTTGAAAAAGATTTCAGCATAATAAAAACTAGTGTAATATTTACCCTTGTTGTATATACGAGGGTAGGTATTACCTTTATTAAATTATTTAATTATATTATATTATGGCTAAAAAAGCTACAGCTACAAAAAGCGAGGTTACGCCTCAGCCAACTGTTGCAAAAACTGCACCAGTTCAAAAAAAATCAGTTAAACCAAAGTGGGAATATAAAGACAGAACTTATTATTTAAGCACGGGTAAGTCTCCTTTAATATTTACACTACCAGCAAAGCATAACGGTAGAAAACCTTTATTATGGTTTGATGAAGAATCTGGTTATCAAAGAGAATTAAGATACGCTACTAATCAAGCTAGCCCTTTTGTAGACGAACAAAAAGGACAAGTTACATTAGGTCGTATTGTGTTTAGAGACGGTGTATTAACCGTAAAAAAAGAAGATGTTGCCCTGCAAAAATTATTATCATTATATCATCCATTAAGAAATAAAATATACAAAGAGCTTGATAAAGAAGCTAATTCTGTTAACGAGCTTGAATGGATTGAATTTGAATTAGAAGCTCTTACAATAGCTAAAAACATAGACATAGATCACGCTGAAGCGATATTAAGATCTGAATATGGAGAAAAAGTTACAACTTTATCTACTAGTGAATTAAAAAGAGACTTGATGATATTTGCTAAAAGAAATCCGTCATTATTTATTGAGTTAGCTAATGATGATTCTATTCAATTAAGGAATACTGGAGCGAAAGCAGTTGAAGCAGGTATTTTAAGATTATCAGCAGATCAGCGCACATTTACATACGGAGAGTCAAATAGAAAATTAATGACTGTTCCTTTTGATGAGCATCCTTATTCTGCATTAGCTTCTTATTTTAAGACTGATGATGGAATGGAAGTTTACAAAGCAATTTTAAAGAAACTTAACTAGGTTACACATTTTTATAGCGATTAGGCTGCATTAGTGTGGCCTAATTACTATAAATAAAAACAAACATATGAGCGTAAGTGTAGATACAGTTTACCAAAGAGTATTAGGTATACTTAATAAAGAACAAAGGGGTTATATAACACCGCAAGAATTTAATTTATTTGCTAATCAAGCGCAAATGGATTTATTTGAGCAATACTTTTACGATATAAACCAATTTGGCAGAATACCTGGAAACGATACGGAATATTCTGATATGCTAAATATACTTAATGAAAAAATAAATATATTTGAAACTTCCTCTTCTCCTAATAGAATTGGAAATTATTTTATTTTACCAGATAATTTATACAGACTAGGCTCAGTTGTATATAAAAATGAAACAACAAATTCTTTTGGCGTTAGTTCTACAGAAGCTATTGAAGCAGAACGCATAAACGCTAATGAGTTTTTATATATAAATTCCTCACCTTTAACAAAACCACAAAACATACGCCCTATATTTGTTGCTAACTCAAACGGCATAAGAGTATATGGTAATTCAGAAATAACCGAAAGTGCTGATATAGAAATACAGTATATAAAGAAACCTGCAAAAGTACAATGGAAATACCAAAATGTATTTGGAGAGGCTTTATATGATGCTACGTATTCAGTAGACTTCGAACTACATTCTTCTGAAGAAACTGAATTGGTTTTTAAAATATTAGAATTAGCTGGAATATTGATAAAAGATCTATCTGTTTACCAAGTAGCCAATAGCGAAGAACAAGAAACTATTCAACAAGAAAAAGCATAATATATGGGTTTAATAAATCAAACAGATGAACAATACTATTTAGGGCCTGATGGTGTTTGGAATAGTTTTGATGAAAACTACGGTAGCTATCAGTTTACTAGTATAAAAGATATTATAAATAACTTTATGATAGCTTATGTTGGTGAAGAAAAAATTATAAGCAAAGTAAAAAGAACTGATGTAATGTTCCATGCAAAGCGTGGTATCCAAGAATTTAGTTTTGACTTGCTACCTTCTATTAAATCACAAGAAATAGAAATTGGGCCAAATTTAAGCTTTATACTCCCTAAAGACTATGTTAACTATGTGAAGCTAACTTGGGTAGATCAAAGCGGTATAGAAAGAATTATATATCCTACTAGTAAAACAAGTAATCCATTACCTATACTACAAGATAATAATATGGAATATTTGTTTGATGAGCAAAGTGAAGAAATAATTACCGCAGATGAATCTGAAACTAGAAAAAAATTTCAATCATCTGATAGTCCCAACAAAGAATATGCTGATAATATTAACAATGAAGATTTATTAAACGGAGCTTCTTTTGGAAGAAGATATGGATTAAACCCTGAACATTCTCAAATTAACGGGGTGTTTTATATTGACCCATTGCAAGGAATTATTTTCTTTGATTCTTCCATGGTGAATCGCATCGTAACTTTAAAATACATTTCAGATGGGTTAGCTACCGATGAAGAAATGGTAGTACATAAATTTGCAGAAGAGGCTTTATATAAATATATTGCTTATTCTATTTTATCTACAAGGGCTAATACGCAGGAATATATAGTATCTAGATATAAAAGAGAAGCTGCTGCAGCCAGACGAAATGCTAAAATACGTTTATCTAAAATAAAAATAGAGGAGATTACACAAGTAATGCGTAATAAATCCAAAATTATAAAACACTAAAATATGCCAGAATTGATCCATGCGTTTACATCAGGGAAAATGAATAAAGACCTTGATGAACGTTTAGTACCAAACGGCGAATATAGAGATGCTATAAATTTAGAAATCTCTACTTCTGACGGTAGTAATGTTGGTGCTTTACAAAATATAGCAGGTAATGCTTCTAAATTTTATAGAAGTTTAAACCCTAGTACAAATGTATACACTTCTTGGACAAGCGGTTATATTAACTCATTAACAAACCCGTATAAAATTGGTCAAATAAAAGATGATGTTAATGAAAAGATATATTGGTTTATAGCTAGTGACGGTGTAAGCGCTATTGCTGAGTATGACCAAAAAACAGAGGTGGTATCGCCTATATTAGTAGACACTAATAATATATTAAAATTTAGCAAAGACTATTTAATAACAGGTATAAATATTATTGAAGATTTATTATTTTGGACAGACAACCAAACTGAACCAAAAGTAATTAATGTAAAAGATTTTAAAGAAGCTAATAAAAATAGTGATTTTATAACTCATAGCGTTTTTTATGGAGCAGATAGTAATTTAGCTCGCGATTTTATAGAATCAGATATAACTGTAATTAAAAAAGCGCCTGTAAACCCATTAGTTCTAGAATTATCAAAGACTAGAGCTGTAGATGCTAATGGCAATCCTGCTGTTATAAACGGTACAACACAGCAAAACTTTGTTATAAATGATATAAATAATCCACCTGAAAGAATAGCAGCGCCAATAGGTACTCAATTTACTATAAATTGGTTATCAAGCCCTTATCCCTTTTATTCTGTTGGTGATGTTTTAACCTTTAATGGGTCTGTAGAATTACCAGGTTCTGCTATTCCTGAAGAATATACTGTAAGAGCAGAAGTGTTAAGTGTGCCTCAAGGCGAAACACAAACTTCTATAGTTATTTCTATATTATCTGTACCAGAAACCGTGCAAGATGGAGATATAACATGGAATGTAACTTTAGAAGAAGATCCATTTTTTGAATTTAAATTTCCTAGATTTGCTTACAGATATAAATACAAAGACGGTTATTACTCTTCATTTTCAACATTTTCTGAAGTAGCATTTTTACCTGGAGATTTTGATTACGAACCTAAAAAAGGTTATAATTTAGGAATGGTAAATCAAATGAAGCAATGTATTATTAAAAACTTTGCTGACTTAGATACTCCTATTGATGTTGCAGAAGTTGACTTGCTTTACAAAGAGGCTGGAAATCAAACAGTTTATGTTGTTGATACTTTTAAAAGAAATAGCGACATATGGAATGCAAATGAATTTAGAATTAAATCTGAAATTATTTCTTCTGTTCTTCCATCAAATCAAATATTAAGAGTATACGATAATGTACCAAGAAAAGCTAAATCTCAAGAAATAACAGGTAATAGATTGATCTATGGTAATTATTTACAGAATTTCAATTTAATAGATGAATTAAACAATCAGGTAGTACCTTCTTTAAATGTTTCAATTTCTCACAATTCAGACCTAGAGGTTTTACCTGGTGTTCCTAATAAATCAATAAAAACACAAAGAACTTATCAATTAGGTGTTGTTTTTCAAGATGGCTATGGTCGTCAAACACCTGTGTTTACTTCTGAGTCTGCTGCAATTAAACTATTAAAAAAAGAATCTTTAAATTATAATAATATAACCGTTCAAGCTAAAGGTAATAAACCTAAAGATTTTGCTAGTTTTAGATATTATATAAAAGAAACATCCAATGAATACTATAACTTAGCTATGGATCGTTGGTACGACGCTGCAGATGGTAATATTTGGATTAGCTTTTCTTCTTCAGATAGAAACAAGGTGGATGAAGAAACATTTTTAGAATTAAAAAAACGACACGATTCTAGTGAACCTGTATTGGAGTCAGCTAAATACAAAATAGTAGCTATATCAAACGAAGCTCCTTTGTTTTTAAAAGAAACAGTAGGTATTTTAGGGCAAGTTGCTGGTTCAGATAATATAGATCCATTAGCAAAGCCAGAGGTTCAGTTTCAATCATTTAGAATTAAAAAAGAAAGTTTAGACGCAAGTTCAGCTAAATCAGTAATAGATCCTGCTTCTATATCTAAAACTAGATTAGTAAGATTTTTTAATGCGCAGAATAGATCAGATTATTATAAAATATCAAGCATGGAGGAGCAAAATGTTTCTTCAATTGATTGGTATTCTATTAATATTGAAGAAAGGTTTGGAGATGATGTTGAATGGATGTTTGACGATTCAGGTAATCTTGTTGAAGGTATTTCTACAGAATTTGCACTCAAAGAATTTGAAAATAAACCGGAATTTGAAGGTAGATTTTTTGTAAAATTATATAAAGACGCTACATTACAGCAGTATTTATTAAACGAAGGAAACTCAACTAACTATGCTGTTAGTCAAGCTTTGAAGATAGGTTGGACTGATGTTTATATGACAGAAAATAACATTTTAGATGATAATTGGCGTGATGGATTTTTTATAGATAACGGAGCTGTTGCTTTTGCGCCTTATGGCAAACCAAGTGTAGGAGGTGGTTTTACAGTAGGAGGTCAAGATTTAACAATAGGCTTTGCAGGTATATGGCCAAAAGGTAAGGACTTTGGTATTGGAAAAACAGTTTATACTGAATATAGAAAAGCTATTGACATATTAGAAAGCGTAGGTGGATTGTTTAGGTTTAAAGAAGATCCAGATCAAATAGTATACAAAATAACACAAGTAGAACCTGTAGAAAGATTTAGAAATTATCAGGATAATTCTAGAAAAGGCGACTTCGGTAATGGTTCTAACAAAAGAAAAAGATGGTATCTAAAGGTTCGTCCTGTAGATGAATCTAATGGGACTGGGTTATTTCAAGGGCCTAGTGGCTGGAAACCTGAAACACCTTCTGGAACATATATTGGACCTAGAGACCCGGAAGCTCCTCAAATAGAATTTTTAAATGTATTAGCAGGAGATACTACATTTACATCGACAAATCCAGCTATATTTGAAACAGAACCAAAAGAGTCTGCTGAATTAGAAATATACCATTCTGCTTCAAAAATATATCCAATTTCTGAATACGGTAATGCTCATACACTAGATTGGTTTAATTGTTATTCATTTGGTAATGGAGTTGAATCAGACAGAATAAGAGACGACTTTAATGCAACTACTATTGATAATGGACCAATTGTTTCTGCTGTTTTAAAAGAACCTTATAATGAAGAACGTAGGCTTACTGGTCTAATATTTTCACAAATATTTAATTCAATATCTGGAGTTAACAATTTAAATCAATTTATACAAGCTGAAAGCATTACTAAAGATTTAAACCCAATATATAGTTCTATACAAAAACTTCATTCTAGAGATACTAATCTTGTGGTATTATGCGAAGACAAGTGTTTGCGTATACTAGCTAATAAAGACGCTTTATTTAACGCCGATGGTAATGCTAATGTTACTTCAAACAATAATGTTTTAGGTCAAGCAGTGCCATATGTAGGTGAGTTTGGTATCAGTAAAAACCCTGAAAGTTTCGCTTCTTATGGCTATAGAGTTTATTTTTCAGATAAAAATAGAGGAGTTGTTCTTAGATTATCAAACGACGGTCTTGAAGAAATTTCAAGATATGGAATGAGTAACTTTTTTGCTGAAAATTTAAAAGAATCAGACACTGTTTGGGGTAGTTTTGACGACGATAAAGGAGCTTACAACATTTCTTTAAGTAAATTATCTAATGAGTGGAGTAGTAAGCTTGAAGACGGCGTTATTGACTCCAATGTTACTACAATAACAAACCCAACATCTACTACAATTAGCTTTAAAGAAGGTATTAACGGCTGGGAAAGTAGAAAAAACTTTAGCGCAGAAGGTGGTATAAGTTTAAATGATAGATATTATACTTTTAAAAACGGTATAGCTTGGGAGCATAGAATAGAAGGCGTTAAGCAAAATAATTTTTATGGAACACAATATGATAGTGCTATCACGTTATTAATTAATGATATGCCTACTGTTGTAAAAAAATATAAAACTTTAAATTATACAGGTAGTCAATCTAGAAAATATGTGTATAGCAATAATGATTATGACGGCTTAAATATTGCAGAGGTATCAGAATTGCAGCTACAAGACTTAACAACAGAAACTTTAGATAAAAACGGGTGGTATACTAATTACATAAAAACAGATTTACAAGAAGGTTATATAAAACAGTTTTTAGATAAAGAAAATAAGTGGTTTAATTATATAAAAGGTGATGCTACTTATTTTAATAGTAATACTGATAACAACATCGATTCAAAAGAATTTTCAGTTCAAGGTATTGGAAGAGCTTCTGTTGTAACAGCGCCGCCTGTGAGTGCTTATAATGTTCGTGTATTTAACAATAATACTTCTGTGAATTATACTATTTCTGAAATAAACTTTACAGCAACTGCTGGTGATGATTTAAACGATACTGGAGTGCAAAGCTTATTAATAACACCAGATGAAGGGTATACTATACTGTATCCTAATTTTAGTATAATAAATACGCCTGCTGAAATAATAAATACCTCATTTACTCAATCTGGTGATAATATTGTATTTAGCTTTGAGTTTGCAGATAATACATTAATGCCTAGCAACAATGTAGATTTTGCTTTAGAAATACAAGGTACTGCTAATGATCAATTATATTTAATTCAAGGCGGATATGAAATTAATGGAACAAATAGTACCCCTAATCAAGAAATAAGCGTATATACTGGAGCAGGAGCATTTAATAGTACTTCTGTTATATTAACAAAAACTGTAACTGCAGATAATGGGTATTATTTCTTTGAAGAACCTCAATTATCAATAGCAATAGGTAATCAAAATAGCTATGATGTAGTTACAAATAAAACTTATGATATAGATCAAAACTTAGTAGCTGTTGAGTTTGTAGTTTCATATACATTTCCTAATGTAAACATAACTAGCGATTCAATTGTTATACAAGCAAATGCAATACCTATTGTTGTTGAGACTCAGCTAATAAATGGATTTACTTTAAATGGAAATAGTGGATATACTTTTACAGCTAATCCAATAGGGGAAGCTTTAACGTTAAACTTAATTGGAGATCCGGGAGCTTTATATTCTGTTGAATTATTAGATGTTGATTTAAATTCAACTATATACGCTTCTAATGTAGCTATGAATTCAACTGGAATTGCAGAAATAACAAATATTATTATACCTTCTATTGAAGACGAAAAAAGCCCTTATGAATTAAAAATAACCGGGGATATAAGTACTGCTGTTGCTAATGACGGAGCTGGAATTACAATAGATATAGAGCAACAAGAAATTGTTGGATTAAAAGTTGCAATTGAAACTAATAACCCTGCTCTTGCATTATCATCTACTGGTAAAAAATCTTCTTTTACTGCTAATACAGAATATGTACCAGGACAAGAACCTGTAATTAATTTTTCTTTTACAGCAACAAGCTCTGGAGGACCTATATCTGAAGACGCTACCATAGATGCTACTTCTTTTACACCTAATATACCTTCACCTGATATAGAAGATTCCGATTGGACTTATTCTTTACAGAGCATTTCTCAAACTTTAAACGACCCCCCTAATGATGAATTTACTTTAACAGGGTCTATAATTGTTAATGTATCAGGCGATAATTATATAACACATACATTAGATTTAGACTCCTTTATAAGTACTCCATCTGCTGTTACATATGATAGTGCAGTAGCTGTTGATGACTGTAATGATACTGAAGGTATTGCAAGTACTTTTAGTTCAGTTTTAGCATCTAACGTAGTTGTAGGCAACTCAATACCGGGGCTTGCTCAAGGTACTTATAGATTGTCAAACGGACTAACCAATGGTAACACTTATGACATTTCTTCATTGCTGGTTACATCTTATACTGTTACAGTTGATTCTACTAGCGAGATAACTAATATTACTAATTGTAATTAAATATAAACTATATGGATCAAATAACATTAAAATTTTTACAACCTATTAATACGTCTGTTCAGGTTGGAGATATAACTTACTTTACAAATTCTAATAATTCTTACAAATCAGACGAAATACAAAAGATAGGTAAAGTACTTAGCATTGATCAAAATACTAATACTATAATATGCGAAATTGCAACTTCACAAGAAAGACCTACTGATTCTAGTTTTATATTATTTTCAAAAGACAATACTCAAAACACAGGATCACTATTAGGCTATTTTGCTGGATTACAATTTAGAAATGACTCAACAGAGTATGCTGAAATTTTTTCAATTGGTTCTGAAGTGTTTGATAGTAGCAAATAATACGTAATAATAAATTATAAAAACTTAATAAAATGATTGGACAAATAGTTGGCGGACTAACCGGAATTGCTGGCGGTATTATAGGGAGCGGAGCGAGAAAAAGAGAGCAAAGAAGAGCTCAAGCGGAGTTCAATAAAAGAAGAGATCAATATGAAAACATTGATACTTCTAATGTATATCAAAATATGCAGAACACTATGGAAGATCTTACCGTTAATCAACAAGCAGCTAATTTTCAAGCTCAGCAGCAGCAACAAGGCTTAGCTAACACTATGAATTCTATGAGTGCTGCAGCAGGAGGCTCTGGTATTGCGGCATTAGCTCAATCTTTAGCTAACCAACAAGCTCAAAACTTACAAGCCGCTTCAGCAGACATAGGTAGACAAGAATCAAGAAATCAAATGGCAGCTGCTCAAGAAGCAGGTAGATTGCAGTTATACGAAGCAAAAGGTGAATTAATTTCAAGAGACGCTGAACAAGACAGAGTAGAAACATTAATGGGAATGTCACAGCAAGATTTAGCTGCGGCTAATCAAGCTAGACAACAAGCTACGAATAGCATAATGGGTGGAGTCGGAAATTTAGTAAGTGCTGGAGCTAGTTTTGTAGGAGGTCTTCCTGGTATGAAAGATAATCCAATTGGCAAACTTTTTAAATAATAATATAATATGAATGCAAATTTAGTAAAAGGGCAAGCGCTTGTAAATCAAAGCAAGGTTAACAATTGGGCAGACTCTTTTCAAAAAAGTTTTAATGAAGGACTTAGGGTCAACGCTATTGTAGCAGCTCAAGAAAAAGCAGAAAAAAATGCTATTAGTAACAAGGTTGCTTCATATATAAATTCACTAAGCGAGCCTGATTTAACTAATCTAACTCCGGAGCAAAATAGTGCAGTCACTAATTTTTTAGTAGACCAAAGAAATTCTTATGCAAGTTTAGCAAAAGAAATTACAAAAATTGACGCTGCAGAAAATCCATCGGAATATGCTGCTGTTAGAGATAAAATGAATGGTATTAAAAATTCATTTTCAAACCTAGCAACACAGTTAAACACATACAAGCAAGACAAATTATCTTATTTAAAAGATTTTGATGACAAAAGAATTTCAAATGGTAATTCTATAGGTTCATTAAATGAAGCTGCTAAAATATATACTAATGAAGGTTCTATGGGCGTAGGTCCTGGAGGTCAGTTAGTATTTTTTGATGACAATGCTGGTGAATATAAAAATTATATGGAAATCAATAAGCCTTTTTTAAAGGATTTTAGAACAGCAGATTCTATATTAAAATTAAACGAAAATATTTATAACAGTGGTCAATCTTTAGTAGGAGCAAGAAAAACAATGGTTCAAAACAAACTGAAAAATTTAATAAACTCAGGAGGTAGAGATACATTAGTTTCATTAGCTACAGATGATTTTTTAGTAGATGGCGGATTAAACATACAGAATAAAGAGTTGTTTGAGCCTGGCAACGAAGACATGCTAGAACAAGAAGTTTTAACAAAGTATATGGACTTTTTATCTGAAACTGCTGCTCAGGGAGCTATTGATAAAAGACCTCCGGCTAGGTCAAATTCAGGTGGATTTAGCGGTGCTTTAAAAGATGAGGTTAATTTAGCAGAAGCAGCTATACTACCTAATGCTTTAAATTTTGCAAATTTAGCAACAGCAAAACCTTCGCCAGAAGAAATTACAGCTCAAATAAATAGCATTGATCCTACGGCAAAAGCAAGACCTTATATTACAAACGGACAGCTATTTGAAATGTTTTTTGAAGCAAATGAATATGATGATGATGAAATAGAAGAAGCTGCTAAAGATTTTACAAAAGAAGTACCACAAGCTAGTTTATATAAATACAACCCTAGCTCGCCTGGGGATTCAAGACCAATTTCATTAAACATAAACGACCCAAAAGCTTTATATGATTTTTACTTAAAAAATTCAAATTTAAGTTCAAAAGCTACTAACTACTTTATAGGTAATTGGAATAAATATAACGATAGCGTTAATAAAACCAAAGAAACAAAAACTAATAATACCGGAAGCGGCGCTTACGATAATCTATAATTAAATGGAAGAATTATATAATCAACTATATAACGACGGTAAATACACTAAAACATTTGAAGATTTTAAGGTTCAATTTGGCAATCCTGAAAAATCTGAAAAATTATATACAGCTTTAAATGAAGCGGGAGACTATACTAAGTCTTTTGATGAATTTAAAACTCAGTTTAGTATACCAGCAAAGATACAAGACTCTGCAAGTGCGGATCCAACTGTGGAGTCAGTAGAAGATACGGGATCCAAATTGGAAGATGGTTCCTTGGGGCTGTTTGCTGATACACAAGAAAAATTAACCTGGGTTGAAAAAATTCCAGGCGTGGGCAAGAATATAGTAACGGATTTTTTAGGCGACATTGGGAGAGCATGGCAAAGTGGTTGGGCTCAAGGTGGCGCTGTAGACCCTTCTATAGAATTATGGCAAGAGGGATCTGAAATATCGGATGAAAAACTAAATGAGTTTATAGATGCGGCTGAAAAGATGAATAACGCTCCGCAAACAGATGAAATGATTCAGCGTCAAAAAGACTATGAAGAGGATAAAGAAAAATATGGAGGTGTAGCTGCGTGGTTTACTTCCTGGGCAAAAAACCCTACTTGGCTTAGTCAGGTATTTCTACAATCAATGGGTAATATTGTTAAGTCTGCAATATCTTCCGAAGAAGCTTTAGGAGTTGGGTTAGCCGGGGCTGGAACATTAGCGGGAGCAGCTGCATTAGCTGGTCAGGCTGGGCCACAAGTAGCTTTGCCAGAAGAAATTGTTACTGTGCCGTCAGCTGCGATTGGCGGTTTTATGGGCGGAATAAGTGGCGTAATGGAAACAGGCTTAACAACCGCTGAACTATTAAGAGAAGAACTTGAAAAAGACGGCAAAGAAGTTAATGCTAAAAATATAAGAGCATTAATGAATGATGAAAATCGCTGGAATGATATAACTAATAAAGCCGTTAAAAGAGGAGCTGTTATTGGTGTTATTGATGGTATAACCGGTGCAGTTTCTGGAGGTGTTGGTAAAGCAGTAACAACATCTGTAGGTAAAAAAGCAGGGGCTTTAGCTCTTGGTACAATAGAAACCAGCGGAGGGATGCTTAGTGAAACACTAGGCCAAATAGCTGCGGATCAAGATATTAATATTGATGAAATATTAACTGAAGGTTTTGCTGATAAGTCAACAGCCGTAGTTCAAGCACCTGGTACTTTATTTGGAAAAAAAGCTAATTATTCCATTAATGGTGAAAAAATGAACGGTTTTCAATTTAGAAAAGCTATAAGCAAACTTGATGATGAAGCGTTAATGAATGCTGATATACAAGTTAACAACGACGATGTAGCCTCTACTATTGTAAAAACTAGACGACAAGACTTATTATTAGACACAGAAATTGACTCTAAGGTTTCTGACGTTAATGATAGATCAAGATTAATAAATTTAGAAAAAGACCTCAATAAATTAAAAAACAATAAAACTCGTTCCGGTCAAGCAAAGCGTTCTAAAATAAATCAAGAAATTGATGGCATATTAAACAAGTACGAAGGAGCCGAAGTTGATGTAACTGTAGAAAACCGCAAAAAAGCTATATTAGCAGCAAGAGATGCTAAGGTAGAGTCTTTATTTGAAAAATATAAAGGTGGAGCTGTTGAATTAGGTAAAAAACTTGGCTTTGAAAGTGAACCAACTGTATTTGATACAACAGACAGTTACCTTGAGGCTATAGCGAAAGACCAAGGAATAAATATACAAGAGGCTAAAAAGTTAGCAAAAGAAACCGAAGGCGCTTTTATTGGTAAAGGAAAAATATTTATTGATAAGCAAAGAGCTAAAGAAGTGGGGGCGGTATCAGTAGTGATGCATGAAATATTGCACCCTATACTAAATGCTACTATCGGTAATGCAAAAAATCAAGCCGCTATAGTAAGTGAGTTTAAAAAAGCAATGACTTCTAACCAAAGAAGTTGGGTTGAAAAACAATTAAAGAAAAATGTTGACCCATCTAATTGGGATACAGAATATTTAAATTATTTTTCTGATGGTATTTTACGTGGCGAAATAAATTACAATAAAACTACATTTGAAAAACTTAAAGATATTATAACAAGAATACTTAAAGGTAAAGGATTTGACAATATTTCTTTTGATAGTGGTAGAGATGTTTATAATTTCTTAAAAGAGTATAATACGAGTGTACAAAAAACAGGGCGAGTAAGCGATGTTGCTGTTGAAGCAATAAAAGCGGCGGAGGCTAAAACCGGTCGCCAAGCTGCTACCGTTGGCAATGTTGGTCAAATGCAATTATCTAAAACATTATCACCTGATCAGACGACTGAAGTTACTAATGATATAGCTACAATAAAACAATTAGCTGAAGAGAATGCTGCTATTGCGGCTAGATTTGGTAAAGAACCTATCAAAAGCGGTAAACAAGCAAGGTTAGAACAAAAAGTTTTAACAAGTTTAAAGCCGGTTATTGATAAAGTAATAACTAATAGAACTAAAGCTTTATACGATCCAATACCAATGGATGCTAAAAAGTCTGTTTCTAGACAAGATTTTCAAGATTCCATGAGATCAGACATAGAAACAATGGTTCTTAATGAATACAACGGTGCTCAAGATATTGAAAAATTTTTAGTTAACAGAGCTTATTTAAGAGCAAATGACTTAGCTAAAAGATTAGGAATTGAAGAAAAAATAAATGTAAGCTTAGACACGTTAAGCCCTGAAGGTAAAGAAACAATACAATTAGCTGATACTTATGATTACGGTTCAACACTTACCGAAATACGTTCTGAAAATGCTAGACAAACTAAATTAATAAATCCATTAAGAATATTTAATAAAGAATTAGCTCAAGAATATAATGCTGCAGTAGAAGAAAATTTAAACACTATGCCTTCAGAAAGGCTAGTCGAACTTTCTTTTGCAGGTATAACAGACTTAGCTCCAGAAGTTACTGCAAAGTTTTGGGGCACAACACTAAAAAAAGTGATTAATTCAGCAGCTAATTTAGCAACAGCTGAAATACCTAAAATGCAAAGTATAATTTTTGAAAATATAGATACTTTTATTAAGCTTTTACCAGAAGGAGCTATATTAGAAGGTGCAGCTGCAAGTGAATCATTAATAGGCACTGGATTAGGTGTGCCTAGAAAATTACAGCAAGCTTTTTATGATAAAAAAGAAAGAACCACTAAAGGAGCAGGGCTTATACCTTTTGAATTAAAAAAGAATATAACTAAAAAAGATTTTGCAGAAGCGTTTGGTATTAATGAAGACGGTACATTTGAAAAGTTTGGAGGTAAAGATCCTAGAGCACAAACAATATTAGCATTGATAAGATTGTATGGTAAAATTACTTCTAATACAGCTATAAGACAATTAGCTCCTCTGACAGAACAACAAAAAGTAGATATAAAAGCAGGCGCTGCATTAATACAATTTAGTGAAACTAAAAAAGAGGCAGGTATACAAGAACAGAGGGTTAATTTTGAAAATTTAGATAAAAATAACAGAACTTATACAGATAAAGTATTAAAATCGTTTAACTTAAAAGAAATACCAAAGCTTACTGATAAACCTCAAGGTGAACAAGTTTTTCAATATGAAAATCTTTTAGATTTTATTAAAACTAGAAATGAATTGTTATCTATGATCCCTCCCGAGTTAGGAGCTATAAGAGGATTAATAAGGGGATTAACAGCTTCTCACTATAGAGTAGATTCTTACGGTTTTGACTTTTTAAAAAGCGGATATAAAAATATAGTAGATAAAAATGGAGATCGAGTAAGTGATGAAAAAATACAAAAACTTAAAAAATTATTAGTTTATACTGAATATAATAAAAAATTAAATCAAAAAACAAAGCTTAGCCCTGAGTCTAAAGAAATTTATGATCGAATATTTGGAAAAAATGGACTGTATGAAAATACTAAAAAAAGCGCTAGATGGGCAAAAGACCCTAGTCTTAATATTAGTGTAATTGCTGGCTTTAAAGAACTTATAAGCAAAGGTGATGAAACTAAAATTCAAAACCGTTTAAACCAACTTAATAAAGCAAACGCTTTAAATAAAGCTATTGCTGAACTTTATATAAGTATTTTAAGAGACTTTGTTAATAAACAAGGAAAAAATAAAAAGCAAAGAGTAAATGCTGTTGCTAATATTTTAATTAGTAACGCTAATATTATTAATTCTTTTAGATCGTTATCTTCTATTGATTTTGTTGTAGTTAGTAAAAATGATATAGAGACTAAATACAGGTTTGAGCATCATAATGCAATGATTAATGTTATAGAAAATATAGCTTATCAAATTATGCAACCCAAAGGTACTCCAATAGAATTTATTTCAACCGCTAGTATAGTTCCTTCTGAATTTTCTAAAGAAAGAGATAGCTCTACTGAAGGTAAAACAGATTCTGGCGAAGGCTTTATTAAAATTGTTAACAAAAGTGTTGATAGTAGTGACACATTTATTAAAATAATGCCTCAATTTTCTAAAAGTGTTGACAGTTCTATTGATACAAAACTAAATAAAGATTTTAATAAAATTATAGAAAACTCAACTAAGATAAGCAGTAAAAAAACTATATCTGAAGCTAAAAGTAAAATGCTTGCTAAAAAGAAAGGTAGCTGGAAATTTTTTGTACCTCCGTCCGCTGAAGATTTTAGTGGGTTAATGTATAAGCTATTAGGTAAAGGCAAAGTTGGAAATAAAAACTCTAAATGGTTTAAAGAAAATTTATTTGATCCATATGCGGAAGGAATTAGGAATTTTGAAAGCTATAAGCAACAAACAATTCAATCTTTTAGAAAACTAAAAAAGAGCATAAAAAACGTACCTAAAGGTCTTAATAAAACAAATGAAACTGGTTTTACAAATGATGTAGCTGTAAGAGTTTATCTTTGGAATAAAAAAGGTTATGAAATACCAGGTTTAGATAAAAATGACACTAAGGAGTTAGTTGATTTAGTAAATAATAATGAAGACCTTAAAAACTTTGCAGAGCAAATTAACGCATTAATGGTAGGATATGCTGAGCCTGATAAAAATTGGTTAGCTGGAACTATTACAACAGATGTTATTGGTATGATTAACTCTTCAAAAAGAGAAGAATTTTTACAACAATGGCAAGAAAATGCAGATGCTGTGTTTACTAAGGATAATATTAATAAACTTAGAGCAGCTTTCGGAGAAGATTATGTAGAAGCATTGAAAGATATGCTTTACAGAATGAAAAGTGGTAGAAATAGACCTAACGGATCTAATAAGTTAACTAATCAATTTATGAATTGGGTTAATGATTCTGTAGGTACTATTATGTTCTTCAATACAAGATCAGCTTTATTACAAACATTGTCTATTGCAAACTTTATAAACTGGGGAGATAATAATCCTATAAAAGCAGCTAAAGCTTTTAGTAACCAAAAACAATTTTGGAGTGATTTTGCAATGATATTTAATTCAGATTTCTTAAAACAAAGAAGATCTGGGTTAAAAACAGATGTAAACGCAGATGACATTGCTAACGCAGCAGAAACATCAACAAATAAAGCTAAAGCAGTATTGTCTTCTATATTAAAAATGGGATTCTTACCTACACAAATAGCGGATAGTTTTGCTATTGCAATGGGTGGAGCATCTTTTTATAGAAACAGAATAGATAGTTATATTAAAGAAGGATTATCTCAAAAAGAAGCAGAAAGTAAAGCGTTTTTAGATTTTCAAGAAGTTGCGGAAGAAACGCAGCAGTCGTCAAGACCAGATAGAATATCTCAACAACAAGCAAGTCCATTAGGACGTATTATATTAGCTTTTGCAAACACTCCTATGCAATACATGAGATTAACTAAAAAAGCTATCCTGGATCTTAAAAACAGACGTGGAGACGTTAAAACTAATGTTTCTAAAATAATATATTATACAGCGGTACAAAATATAATATTTTCTAGTTTACAATCAGCTTTATTTGCAGCATTATTTGATGATGACGACGAAGAATTAATCGATGATAAAAAATCTAGAATAGCTAATTCTATGCTTGACACTTTATTAAGAGGTATGGGTGTAGGAGGAGCCGCTGTGTCAACAATTAAAAATATTGGTTTAGAAATTGACAAACAATCTAAAAAACCAAGACCTGATTACACTCAAGCAGCTATACGAAGTATTGATTTATCGCCTCCAATTTCTTCAAAATTAAGAAAATTAATGAGTGCAGGTAGAGCTTTTAGCTACAAAAATGTTAGATCTAAAATGAAAGGTTACTCTTTAGAAAATCCTGCATTTTATGCTGGTGGCCAAATTATTTCTGCTACAACTAATATACCTTTAGATAGAGCTATTAAAAAAGCTGACAATATTAGATTAGCTATGGATAATGATACTAAGCTTTGGCAAAAAATTGCATTAGCTTTAGGTTATAGTTCTTGGGATGTAGGTATAGTTGATAAAGATAAAAACAAAGGTAAAAAAGGCTTTGGTAAAACCACAAAATGGAAAAATACTGTTTGGAAAAAAAATAAATGGAAAAATAAATAATTATGGAACCCTTTACATCTAAAATACAAAACTTAACTCATAGCAATAAGGAATCTGATTGCGGTTGTGATAAATCAAAATCACCGATGAAGAAAAAAGATGCTTGCTACAGTAAAGTAAAAAGCAGATATAAAAAATGGCCGTCCGCTTATGCTAGTGGAGCTTTAGTAAAATGCAGAAAAGTAGGAGCTTCCAACTGGGGAAATAAATCTAAGTAGTATGGCATTTAAAATGAAACCTTCACCATTTAAAAATCTTAAACGTTGGTTTGAGGAAGAATGGGAAACACCGCGAGGGAATAAAGATTATAGTAAAGGAGAAAATACTTTTAGGCCAACTAAAAAAGTTTCTAAAGATACTCCGGCTACATGGGATGAGCTTACACCCGCTGAGAAAGCAAGAGGTCAAAAAGAAAAAAACACTAAAGGTAGGGTAAGTAGATATAAAAAAAATAAGAAATAATGAAATGGCTAAAAAAAATTAATGATTTATTTTGGTACTCGGACAGTGAACCTAACGAGGTTCTTATTGCATTTTGTCATGTCATTGTTTTGCCTTCTTCTATGATTATGGAATTTCATACCCCTAATCCTTTGTTTATTGCTGGAGGAATATTTACTGGATTGTTTCAATTATGGGCGGTCATAATTAATGGATCATTAAAATATCGTTTAATAGCAGTTCAACTTGCATCTATAGTAGCAGTTATGACGGTTATTAATCTTTGTTTAGAAGGCTTAATGGAGGGCTCTCGCACAGGTTGGATTATTATACTTGTTTTTGCTTTCTGGAATACAGTTAGAGTGTTTAAAGAAAAAATAGAAAAATTGTAATGGAACAATATACTCAAATCATAGTTACAATTGTAGGTGTTTTAGGTTCAGCATCTATATGGAAATACCTTGAAGCAAGGTTAAAAGCTAAAAGCGAATCTAAAAAAGTTGAATTAGAAAATAACGACGGAGTGCAATACCGAGATGATTTGAAAAACAGAGTAAGAAACTTAGAAGCTATGCTGGCCAACTCTAGCGACGAAAAAGATAAATTACGAGAGCAAGTATTGCAGTTAGTAGCTGAAGTGCATGCTTTAAGAGTAGAAGTTGATTATCTTAAAAAAGAAAACGAACGTTTAAAAAATAAATAATGCAATTAACAGAAAATTTTAATCTTAATGAGTTTCAATGTAAGTGTGGTTGTGAAATGCCATATAATGTTGAAAAAAATATAATTAAACTTGCTGATAATTTACAGGTATTAAGAGATTACATAAATAAACCTATAAAACTAACAAATGCGTTTAGATGTGCTACGCACAATAAAAATATTGGAGGGGTTAAAAATTCTCAACATATATTAGGTAAAGCTGCGGACATAAAAGTAAAAGGTGTTTCTTCTAATGAAATAGCCGATGCTGTAGAACATTTGATGGAAAGCGGTAAATTTGAAATTGGAGGAGTTGGCAGATATAATACATTTACCCATATAGATATTCGTGGAAGCAAAGCTAGATGGAATAAAACTAAATAAATAAAAAGGGCCCAAATAAGGACCCTTTTTTTATTAAAGCATAATATGTATAGCATAAGTTTATACGTATGAATTATTTAATTTTTTATACATATTAGTTATTATACGTATAAAAAAGTCATAACTTTTAGCCTTTAGCCGTCACAACTTAAACAACTTTCATCCATAGCTTGTTGAGCTATGTCTCCACGTAAAACACTTTCTGTTCTGGTATAGTACAAAGTTTTAACTCCTTTTTTCCAAGCTTCAAAATGAACTTTATTAATCCATTTAGGAGTTGCTTCTGATGGAAAAGCTAAGTTTAAGCTTACAGATTGATCAATATATTGTTGACGAATACCTGCTTGATTAACTAATTCTAACTGATTAATTTCCTTAAATGTTTTAAAAACGTCTTTAACTTTATCGTAGTCAGATTCTTTTAACTCTGGGTATTCAGATAGCTTAACTAGTTTTCTATTAACATAACCCCAATCATCTAATTCCTTTATATCTTGAACACTACCGCCGTCAGCTAATATCTTATCCCAAACTTGTTTAGTATTAATACCTATTTTTTTTAATACTTTAGTTAATTCTTTATTTTTTCTTATGAAAGTACCTTTAGCAGATTGTTCAGTGAAAACATTAGCAGCCCAAGGCTCAATACCAGGACTAACATTCCCGGAAAGCTTACTATTGCTGACAGTGGGTGCAATAGCACGTAAATGGGTATTACGCATACCAGTACCAGCACACCACAAAGGTTCACCGTAAATTTCAGCAAGATCCATTGAGGCTCTTTCGCTTTCAATTTTAATTTGAGAAAAAATCTTCCTAGTTTCAAACTGTGCAAGTAAGCCTTCAAAAGGTATACCTCTTTCTTGGAGATATGTATGCCATCCAAGAACTCCCAAGCCCAGAGCACGCCCTTTTGTTGCCGATCTAACACTATTCTCGAAACCTCTAAGCCCTTTCGCGCGTTGAATAAATTCTTCCATAACACCATCAAGAAAGTAGATGGCATCATATATAAGGTTAGTGTCTTTCCATTCTTCATATTTAGCTAAATTTAATGATGATAAACAACAAACAAAGCTGTGTGATTCATCGGTGTGTAATGTAATTTCAGAACATATGTTTGTCATATGCACTTTTAATCCGTTTTCTTTATATGCTTTTGGATTTGCTTTATTAGTGTTTCCTTTAAACAAAATATACGGTTCTCCAGTTGCTTTTCGTTTTCTAAGAAGTTTACTCCATCTATTTCTAGCTTCTGCATCTCCTTGTTCAAGTTTTCGCATAAACTTATCACCAACAACTGCGCACTGATGTAAGTTAAGCGATTGTCTGTTAACGTCTCCTTTAGGTTCTCTAATTTCAAGCCACTCTTCAAAATCGTCGTGCTCAATGTTAATGTTAACCGATGCAGCTCCTCTTCTAACAGATCCTTGATTAGTTGCGAGGATTGTTGAGTCGTATATTTTGCAAAAGGGTACAACTCCGTCTGATGTTCCATTTCCTGTAATTTTAGCGCCGGCGGGTCTGATTTGGTTAATACCGATACCAACTCCACCGCCATGCTTAGCGAGCAGCATCATTTCTAAATTTTTACCCCCTATGTCCTGTATAGAGTCTGCAACGTCGATACCAAAGCAACTAATAGGAAGGCCACGATCTGTACCAGTATTGGAAAGAACTGGAGAAGCCAAACAAAGCCAACCATTCCAAATATAATTAAAAAAGTTTTCAGCCATCTCTGGCTTATATAACCTTTGAGCAACTGTTTTAGCGACTCTTTTGTATGCTTCTTTCGGACTTTCGTCGTGATATAAATATCCCCCGGATATTGTCTTCTTGTATACGTTGTTATCACCCCACGCAGGGTAATCTTCTCCTTTTTTCCAGTTTTCATTCCACATATTTTATATTATTAAGTGTGTTATCCAGGCTATTAGCCCATTAATGTTTAAAGCAACTAAATTCCATTGCTTTCTATAAGATGTTTGTACTATTACAAGTATAAAGCCTAATATATATAATTCAGGCTGTACGGTCCATTGAGCAGCGATTAAAAAACCACTACCCATATAACCTATTCTAACCGCTAATCTTTCTTCAGGCTTTATCTTCTTTGACTTTACTAGCTTCTTTAGCCACTTTCTCTTTAAGCTTTTCAATCGCTGATTCATATTCTTTAAATTGTTTTATTGTTTCCAGCGTACCTATTGATAAGTCTTTAAGATAAGCGTTTTCATTTAATATTTGTTGCGCTACTTTTATTAATGCTTCAATCTTTTTTTCTAAAAGATCTATTCTACTTTGTTTTTGTTTGGTCATTTATTTATATTTAATTTTATTACCATATATCCTCGAAGTCTTCCCCTTCGTTAGCTTTTGAATAATCAGTGGGCCTAATCGCGAAAAAATCAGTATGAGTGACCCCGCCGGTAAGATGATAGAACCAATCAAGATTAGACGCTGCTTTATTGTCATACGCAAAATACGATCCCAAGTCAACGTAACCAAGTTCAACAAGTTTTTCATTTGTTCTTTTCTTTATAAAATGTTTAAGATCGTTAGCTGATATACCTTCTATATCTCCTTTTTCAAACATTTTGTCAATATATTTAGTTTCGAGGTCAACCATTGTTTCTGCAGCTTTGATAATATCTTCTCTGCATAAATGTAATAATTGGTTATTCTCTTGACACATATGTTTAAATAATTGACAACCCATCTTGCTATGTAAGCTTTCATCTCTAACACTCCATTTCATTTGTTGCCCAATACCCTTTAAAAGATTACGCAACTGAAAACTATAAAGAACAGCAAAAGCGCTATATAGAGATACGCCTTCGGCAAAGGCACTAAAGATCGCAAGGGACTTTCCAATCCCAACTTGATCGTTGCCAGAATAAGCAACAAGGTTATCAAACCTAGCGGCAGTAGTAGGCTCGTGTAAAAATGCTTCAAAATCATCTAATCCAAGTGTTTCATTTAAGTAACTATATGCAACAGCGTGAACAGTTTCTTGTGAACCAAACATCATTGCCATTTGCTGTATCTCATGTTTAGGAAACCAGCCAACAACTTTTTGTGTCCAGTAATCTGACACTGCACATTCTGTTTGAGCAAAACCTAGTAATATGTTACCTACTAAGTTTTTTTCTTTTTCATTTAATCTTTCATTCCAGTCTTTAATATCACTTTGCATTGATATTTCCGTATGTAACCAAAATGCTTGAGCTTGTTTTAACCAACCCTCAGTATAATACTCAGGGTACTCAAAAGGTTTATACGCTATTCGTTCGTCAAATAATCCCATTAGTTTATCATAAATTTTATAGTTTGTAATGTGTTTTCCCAAGCAGCTATAGAAGCTACCATATCTTTTTTAGTGCTTGAAGTTTTTATTTGTTTCATTTCTTGTATAACATCTTCGATGAAAAACTTTACTGTTTCAAGTTTGTCTTGTAATTCATTATTATTACTCATGATAATATATTATATCTACAAAAGGCAAATAAAATACATGCATCTTTCCATTTTCCATATCGTAAGATCTAATTCCAAATAATACACCTGGATAAAGACCTATTTCAATAAACCAACTTTTTTCATTATCTTCTCCACGAGGAGCATTCGATTTTAAACTCATCTTGTTTTTGTTTTAATTGTTTATATTTAATACCTCCTTTTATATTCACGCACCATTTGATCCATTTATCTATTTGACGTTCTGCATATTTTATTTTTGCGATATTTTTTGCTTTTCTAGAATCAATCTTATTGTTTCGTCGCATTCTTTTTGGTTTTGAGGTTTATATAGTGTTACGTTAGGGAATTGATTAACAACTAGTTGTTTAAATAATTTCCATCTCATAGGAAAAGATTCGTTTGCTCTACCTTTAGTTTCAATTATAAAATTATCACCAATAAAATCTGGAGTATATTTAATAGGTAATATTCTTTTACAACCTCTATTTTTATATTCGCCTTTACCGTTTGATTGTCTTTCATAAACTTCATTATCAAAATAAAATCCAGATACTAATGTAAAAGTTTCTCCTTCATATTTAGCTTTAATTTTATTTTTTTTTAAAGCCATATACATATAACGTTCTAATCCTGATGCAAAGTTGATTCCGTCGTAAGATACTTTTTTAGATACGACGGGACCACGCTTTTTTCTTCTAGGTGTTTTTTTATAACCTTTATTCATTTTTATTAATATTTTGCAATAGTACCTCTTGCATTTCTTCTGTTGTTTTTTCTTTTAGCTTTTGTATATACAAAGTAGCATCCATTAATTCTTCCTGTATATGATTAAGCCATTCAAATAAATTAGAGTTATCTTTTTCAAGAGTAACACCGTACTTTTCATATCCTACATCAGATCTTGATATAAATTTATCTACAACACGTTCAACTACAGGGTCTCTAAATTTAACTTCTTTTGTATTCATTATAAAGTTTGCTTTACAAATGTTCCATTAATCATTTTACCTTTTCTATTAGCTATTTCGCGATATGCTGAATCAATACATTCCTCTATCTTAAGACCTTTTAACTTTGCTAAGTTTGTTAACACTACAACCATATCGCCAATTGCATCTATGATTTCTGGTTCATCTTCATCAAGCAATGCTTTTGCTAATTCACCAGCTTCCTCCATGAGCTTGACATATTGAGTTTTAGAGTCTCCACTGTCATATATACCTCTTTCTTTAGCCCAAGACCTAATGTTATCAAATACAGATGGTTGATTAGCTAATTCAGTGACCTCTTTTATTAATCCTGGAATTTCTAAAAATTCAGCAGCATAAGCTTTATTATAAATATAACATCTGTTTATATTAAACATTGATACTTTAGCGTTTTGAATTATCCAATCTATTGTTTGATCATCTAAACCAAATACCCCATGCTCAGTAGCCCATTTAAGCCCTATATTATCCATCAAATTGCCTTTCAATTTATTTATTGGGCATGGAAAAGTTGTTGTTTGTTCTGTTACGTTAATTTTCATTATTTTATTATTTTTAATTAAACTTTCATATGTTTGTCTATCTACTTTATATCCATAGCGTTTTTGTAATTCTATTTCTTTATTTGATATATAAGATAGATCATTTGAAGCTTCTAAAACCTCATATTCACCAAACTGATATCCTTGTTGTTTAGTTACTCTTTTGTTTAGATTGCTTGTTAAGCCAATCTTTTTTCCTGGTATGTGATAAAGATAATACATTTTTTTGATTTATCCAACACTTAATGGAGCTTTTATTGCTTCATAAGGATTGTAATTAATTAATTTGATTTTACTTTTTTCTGGAATTATTAGCGCTTGTCCAGCATCTATTTTTATTCCTTCTTCTAATTCTAACTGAGGTAAAGCTCTTCTAGGTCTATCTAAGTATATTTTTGCTTGATCTAAATGATTGTTATATAAATGACAATCTCCAAGTTGCCCTATTAATTTACCAGCTTTTAAACCAGCTCCTTTAGCTAACATTTCTAATAATAATCCGTACATTGCAATATCGTATGGTAATCCTAAAAATACATCAGCAGATCTCTGCATCCACATTAAATCCATTACTCCATTATTAATGTAAACTTGAAAAGCATAATGACACGGAGGCAATACCATTTCATTCATTTCGTGTGGAGCCCATGCGCTGACCATAAGGCGTCTTGAACTTGGATTAGTGTTAATGCTATACACAAGTTCTTTAAGCTGATCTACGCCGCTAAAATCGCGCCATTGTTTTCCGTATACTGGGCCTAATGTTTCATCAGTTCTTCCAGAGCGTTCATAATCTGGTCTCCAATATTTTACACCGTTGTCTTCTAAGTACTTAAGATCTGTTCTACCTTGTAATATCCAAAGTAATTCAGTTCTTGCTGCGTTGAAAGATATTTTCTTTGAGGTTAATAATGGAAAACCAAGTTGCATATCGTGCTTGATAGTTCTTCCAAAGACAGATCTCGTCCCAGTTCCTGTTCTGTCCTCTTTCTCCATTCCTCCATGGAGTATTCCTGATAATAATCCTTTGTATTCATTTTCTATATTTATCATAATAGTATTTATAAAATTCAAATATTTTAGTCCATATTTCTGTTTTACCATATGAATCTGGACTTGTATTAGTTTTTCCGTTGTTAACTATATCTATTTTCCATTTTGATTCAGATACAGCTATAGGTGATATATATATATTGTTACGTATACACCATAAATAAGCTTCTCTGCTTTTATCATCACTAGGGCTTTCACCCATATCAAACTTATTTTTTTTAATTCCACTACCCATTATTCCCAAGGCATTTTTTCATTGCTTATATTTATAGGTTCGTGCGGAATAAAACAACCTGATTTAGGTTCCCATTTAAAATGAGCTTCAGCACCATTCTCTCCTAAGTTTTGAAACTTAACTTTTAAAACTTTAGCTTTAACTGTTTTAGCTTCATAATCTCTATGAACTAATAAACCGTGATAAGATGCATCGTACCATTCACCACCGCCTTTAATGTTATACATAGTTGGTTCTTCAATTTTACCATCTTTGTCTTTATACATTTTAGTTGGGTGAGCTACTATGAATACTAATACATCATACTTTTTTGCGAATATCTCAATTTTCTGCAGATATTCCATAGTATATCTGTTAACATCCTCAGTCTTTGAGTCTACGTCTCTAACTTTATTAAAAGGATCTATAACTAAACATTTAATACCTTTACGTTTGACTAGCTCTGCAGCTTTACGCAATACAGAATCTAAAGTATAACGTTCCATATCAATATGAAAGAAGTTAGTGTTGCAATGCTCAGCTACTTGGTTCCATCTATCGTTACCAATATCTTCTTTACTTGGCATACCTTGCCATACTTTACGCATTAGTTTATGAGCATGTAAATAAGTAGGCACGTTTTCAGGAGATGCAAAAGCTGTTTTCCAACCATAGTTTTGGTTGTAACCTACAATCATTTGATCTACAAAATCAGATTTACCAGAACTTGGTATACCTGTTACAGTTATAAATTGTCCTGTATATGTTGAAAATATTTCATCAAAGTTTGGTAAACCAACTTGAAAACCAGGTTTAAAGCCATTTCTTACAAAGTCAGTAATTTCATCTTCGATATCTTTAAATGTCGTTACGTTCTCCAAAGGAACAGGTTTTGCACTAGTTATCCTGTTTATTAATTTTTCTTTACCGTGTTTTAATAAGTATTCATTAGCGTCTTTACAATCATCAAATGTTGCAACATAACAAATTTCAGACCCTAATCTTCTAATTAATTCAGCTTGTAAAGCTTGACCTGCTTCATCTGAATCAACCGCTAGTATTATTTTTTCTTTGTCTTCAAAATAATCTATACAGTTATCTAAATAATCTAAGTTGTTAGAGTTTAATGTAGCTCCGTTAGGTACTGATATTGAATTAGTTATACCTGCTTCGTGTAGCGCCAACACATCCATTTCGCCTTCAACTATAACACAATATTCATAACCTACAATGCTATCAATATTATAAAATACTTTTTCAGCACCTTTATAAAGTTTAAAGTTTTTTCTGCCATCTCTATACTTTACATTAGTCAACTCTCCTCCTACAAAATAATTAAACTTTATTACGTTCTCGGTTTTACCGGTCTGGGGCATCCATTCAGGACCCTCAGTGATCTTTAAATCACTAAGAGTCTGTTTGGAAATACCTCTTGTTTTAAACCACTCTTCAACTTTTGTTCCAGGTTGCACAATTTGCACAGGTTCTGGTTTAACATATACTTTATCCGCATTACCTTTACGTTTATAAGTATGTAGTTGAAAGCTGTTATTACAATTATGACAAGTACCGAGACCACGTTCCCAATCATAAGAAGCACATTTTGCTTTTTGATTTTTGGGTTTTCTATCGTGAGAACATAAAGGACATATACCTTGTTTCTTTCCCTCTTCAAGCTTATGTTGATTGAATATATCAATCTCGAATCCATTGATCTCTACTGTCTGCATTTAATTGCGGTATTTAATTTAATTTAATTTAATTTTTATTTTATATATTATATTAATTAAAATGGTAAATCATCATCTTGAGGAGACAACGATTGAGCAGGAGCTTGTTGAGCAGGTTGACCATCTCTTGGAGCAGCTGCAACATTATTTCCATTAGTCCATACAACTTTAACATTCCCTAAGTAGGTTTTAGCTGTTTTAGCTTCTCGCTCTTCTTTAGTTTGAGAAATAGTAATTGGACCTTGATTTCCAAATTGATCTACTTCATCATTTATGCTAATACTTATAGGTAAATACTTACCTTTTTTACCATTAATAATTTTTGTTTTATCAATATTATTTAAATTGATACTTGCATTAATAATACTTGCCATAATTTTATAAAGTTTTAGTTATTAAATATTGTGCTGGATCGAAATCCTTATTTTTATAGAATAGTCTGTATTGTTCAACAGCTTTTTCTACTTTTTGTTTACCTCTCTCTAAAAATTCAGGAGAGCAATCGAATATACCTATTTTATGAGTTTGTTTGTCTACAGCTATAAATATCATATCTTTTTTAAAGTAGGATGAATATATATATGCTTGACTATCATAGTTATAATCTCGAGCTGAATATGGAAACTTGTCTAAATTAGATGTTGTTTTAAGATCAATAACGTATTGTTCTGTGTTATTAACAATATCTGCTTTTAATTTCCACCATTCATCTTCTAGTTTTATTATACCAGGTACTTCATATTCTACATCAATGTCTTGTATTAAACCTTTACAAACATTGTTAGCCATTAATTTATCTCTTAATAACTGCAATTCATCGGCTTCTTTTTGCAACAAACATAATTCTCCACCTGATAAATCTTTGTATACTTTAGTATTTCTACTGCTAGCATCTATAATTTTATATCTTTCTAATTTGTCAGGCTCTAGAACTAATGTATGAAAATATCCACCTTTAATTAAATTAGGATTACCAACTATTGGTTCCTTAAAATTTAACGGATCATTCAATAACGCTCTAATATCGGAATTAGAAAGAAATTGTTTACCGTAGTCTCCATAGTACTTTTCGTCGTCTTCTAGGTTTTTTAATATTTCATCTTTATTCATTATTTTAATTTAGTTAAACTTTGTTCTAACTCTTTTGTTAGATTATATTTCTTTTTAATAGTGTTTATGTCACCACCGTTTTTAACAAACTCTTTAGCTTTAGTTAAAGCTGTACCTTCTAAATTAGGTTTATCTTTACCGTGTGTATTAGTAGCATCACTATCAGCTGTATCGTCTATTAAAAGTAAATTACCTAAAGCATATTTTTTACCATAACTAGAAGCGCTACCAAATTGTTGTGGTACTTGCATACCTTTTTGATTAAAGTCCACTCCTACAATAGCTTTAGTTGCTATACACGCTGCTTTTTCACTATCAATAATAGACGCTGTAGTTTCTATAACGCCATCACCTAACCATTTTTCATCAACTGTAAAATATACGTTGTATTTTTCATTAAATGGTTTTAGAGCTTCTAAAATATCTTCTGCAGATCTAAAATTGTACCTACCAAAAGAATTAAATCTAGATTTTTTTGATTTAAATTCAAATTGAATTTTACTTAATTTTTCATGAATATTCATATTATATTTAATTTAATTTGTTTCTATTTATAAATAATCAATTACTTGATCAGGGTCTACATTAGCAATCAATTTGTCTATTGCTTCTTTTTTTATTTGTGATATTCTAACATTAGCTGTTGGAACTTCTATTTTTAATTTAAAAGCTATTTCTTTTGCTGTATTTTTTTTACAATCTAAACCATAAAATAATCTTAATACTTCATATTGCTGGAAATTTAAATACTCTTTCATTAATCCTAATAAATAAGTATTTAATAAATCAATATTATATTTTTTAGAGTCATCAGCTATATTAAATATAGAAGATTCATCTTCTTCTGTATGATCGTCATAACTACTAAATATTGAATTAAAAAACAAAGAAACCATTTTATCATCATCAGGGTTTTTTCTTATTTGATTTAATTTATGTTCAGGTATTTTTACGTCCCCTCTATTAATATCAATAGCTCTTCTAATTGACCCTTTTATTCTTTTACTTAGAAATGACTTAATAGTTCTTTCTATATCCTCAGAATCGTTTAATGTATCCCAGTTTAATTTATCTATAGCTCTTACTAATCCATAGTTGCCTTCTTGTATTAAATCATTTATTGTTAATACGCCGGATGCTTGTTGTGAAGTAGAAAATTTTCTAGCTAAGTTTTCAACTAATGGCATAAATTTTATTATTAATTCATCTCTACTATATTCATCCCACATTTTTTCATTAGGCATAGAGGCTGCTAGATCTTCTTTATATCTAACGTAATTTTGTATATTATATTTTTTCATAATTGGCTGTTAAGTAATTCCTTCTCTTTTTTTAATTCATTACTCATATTTCTATATATTGTTCTTGTAGAACATTGTAATGATTCTGCTAGCTTTTTAACGGTTATTTTTATATCGTTATTATTAATTAAAAGCATAGCGTCATAAATCTCAGATTCAGATATTTTTAACCTACCAACCATCTTACCTACGATAGACAGCTTTTCTTTCATGCTCAGACCTGAATAATCTTTAAAAATTATTTTACGGGCTTTATTAGGAGGTGGTTTTTCTAAGTCCATAAGGGATACATCGTATACCATACTCTCAAATAATTGCTCTGAGATTGTAAATGTAACAAATCCATTTGACTTTTCGCATATAAATTCACAAAAATAATTAAATTTTTCTTGATCTAACTGTGGATTTAAATACCATATTACATATAAATGCCATTTTAAACTTTTATATGTAGTTATTTTAGCTTTTGAATTAAATAGTGTATAGCATTCGTGTGTTCCGTTTTCATAATAATATCCCCATTCATATTCAGCTGTAGGTTTATCATTAATAGGATTTCTTTTATATATTATACGATGCTTATTAAGATACTCTATTTTACGTTCAAAGTGTGACATTAGCCTCCTACTATTATATATAACGACCTAGTGTCGCATTATTATTTTTTCGTTTTTATTTCTTACTGTATGTTTTTCATTTTCATAATAATTCCAATATGCTGATACAGCATCGTTTTCAACTTTATATTCATCAGGCATACATTGAGGAGGTTCTATGAACCCGTTATCTGGCATACATTGAGGTGGATTTAACAATGCTTCCCTGCATTTATCAATTGTTAAATGATGTTTATTGTATCTAGCTGTATATTCTTTGCCTAAGGCAATCATATGATCATATAGCCAATTATAGTGATGTACACTGCTTCTTACCCATATAGTACTAGGATGATTTAAATGAGCTTTTTTATAAGGTACATTATGACCATTATTAAATACATGGTGCGCAGTACACAACATTTGCGCAGATTCTAAAATCATTTTAACTTTATGCTTATCATAAAAATAACTTGCAGCTTTTGCTGGACTCGAATGTAAGTAAAATATATTCATTATTTATTTAATTTGTTTTTTATTTCTTTTATTCTTTTATCTATTAATGCAGCAGATTTGTAATCTTCGTTATCAATATGTACTTTTAATATGTTTTCTAGTATATGTAATTCGTCTTCTAAAGACTCTTTTTCTTTATATATATATGTATAACTTATATTGTTATATTCACTTTCAAATTGTTTAAAATATTCATCATCTAATTTTTTTTGCTCTTCTTTTAATCTTTTTATAACTTTATTAGCAATTAACTCAGCTAAATCATTTAATTCTTTATCTGTCATATTTATATTATTTATATAATAATTATCAATAATGTATCGTATTTAGTTTGTTATAGATCTTGTTATTAACTGTTCGTCTGAGTTTTTTACTTTCAATAGTTTCATTAACTCTATAAGATAGCTTGTTTAATCTTTTTAGCGTTACCCATTGTGAGTAAATTCTATATGCTTTGCGTTCTTTATTGTAAGTTAACATTTTAAAAGGATGCGTATATTTA